GTTTGATGCAGGCTGCCGCCGGCCAGTCTAAATGTGTTTATTGCGGGTTAGGGCAGTGTAATCTGATATCCTGTGCTGCCAAAGTTGGTAACCCCTGTAAAATCCACATACACATGTATATACATCAGCGGACCCATACGCACATAGGATGCTGTGGTAGTACCGCCAGCAAATGTGCCTGATCCGTCAGTGAACTGCGGGTTGAATGTTGTGGTGCTGGTAACACCAGATCCGTATGCGACCAAATTTAGATTTCCATTGACGTTGCCTACATAGATATCTTGTGTGAGTTGGTTGACTACTAATTCGCTGGGTCTAGCAACGCCATTGTATGCGCCAATGGTTTCTTGTGCGTTGTCTTTCATTACAGCACGAGAGATGCCAGTAATATTGTCGTATGGTGGCGGGTTATTGGCCATTATCTCGGGTATCCTTTAAAGGCCCGAACAGGACTTTTGTTTGCTACAAAAGCAGGCTCGTCACTGTCAGCACTGCTGACTAATCGCTTGCCGCCGGGTGTTCCAGTCATTGCCAAAGCACGGTCAATCAATTGTGCAATGTGCGGGCTAGATCCCACAACAACAGCATGTTCACCAAACGCAGTTTCAGCAGACCATTCAGGCTTGTAGGGATCAATTCCTTCGTTTTCACTGCTGAGTTCGTTGGCATAATCGCTTCTGGCACGTGCCATTGCCACACCCATACGATAGTTTCCATAAGGGTCGGAAGCACTCAACCCTGGGATCACATAAGTGTAACGCATGGGTCCTTTGCTTTCAGGGGGTAAATCTCGTTGTTCGCGAATAAATTCTCTGGCTCTCATCTGGGATAACCTTTAAATCCCTGCACTGGGCTAACTCGATTGACTTCTGACATTTCTTCACTGTTCATGTTGCCGCCGTTGAGATCCGTATAGTCAGCACCAATGGCCCGGTACGCCATTTTCAGCATGGCTTGTTCTTCTGGAGTGTATGGATGAGTACTTTTGTTTTTACCTATCCACGATTTCATATCAATATCAGGTACAAACGTACCATCTGTTGAGGCCACTGCTTGGCCCAAACGACTCAATACATAATCACCGTTCCAGCGTTCAGCATCACTATAGACATTTAGGCCGCGAGTGGCCGCTTGCAGCCTGCGGGAAATCTTGGCATCTGCTGTTTCGGTTATTCTAGCAGAAACAAATTCTCTGGCTCGCATGTGCGACCTTATACCTGTCGTACTGAGTAACTGCCTGAACTGGTTGTTCCAATTTCTTGTGCTGTAAAGTTAGCACCGGCTACAGTAAGTTTATTACCTACACCCACAAATACTGTTTGTGTGTAGTTTGCAGGAATAGAAACTGAATTACCGTACAAATTGCCAGTGGCAGTTGGATAGACGAGATCTACGTTAAAAGTCACAGCCGTATTTCCTGTGGCAATTTTACATTTGTCTGTTAACCAGGCTTGTGCTGATACTGATGTATATACGTTTGCTTGTGGCATTTATGATTCCTTTTTTTTATTACCAAGCTCTACAAGACCAATAACGAGCCGATGTGCGAGGACCCGGATTGGCACAGTTATGTCTGGCCCTGAAGTTTTTCCTACGTGCCGGATTTGACTTTTTGATACGCATGTTAGGATCGCCAAAGTTGACCTTGACTATGTTGCCTTTAGGATTTTTTACATAAACGCTACGTTTCTTTGGACCGCCTGGTGTTAAAAAAGGCTTGCCTAACTTGACTTCACGACCTTGGTATTCAGCTTCGTCTACAGCACCGGCAACACTTGATGTGGCTTGGCCATGCAGATCTTCTGCATCTTGTCCTTGTGCGTTTACTGGATCAACTCCATCTTCATCAAGTTCTGATCCAATGGCACCCACTGGTGCAAGGTTTGCTGCCTTGGCTGCCAAGGGATCGTTATGGTCAGCATCAGTTTCGGGCTGATCGGGTGCTGTTTCGGCCAGTCCGGCACGGCTGCGGATCAAGCGTAACTCTCGGTCGCTGTTGTCGCTACCAGCATCGTTGACATCTGATTCGGCTGTGGTAAATCCCATTCCTGCACTGGAACCCACAGCACCGTATCGACGAACAGTTTCCAGCTGAAAGCCGTATTCTTCCAACAGGGCCAACAAGCGTTCGTCGCCTTCGATCACAATGCCATCTTCAACCACATCAACCACATGCGATTCAATCAGGCATTCTTCTCGAATATTGATAGCAAATCGATCCCCAGCGACTGGGGATTCGGATTCAGCGATATAATCTGCTAGTTTCTTCATTTTTTCTCGTATTGCTTGTAAAGATTCCACAAGCGTGATTCTGATTGCTCAACAACTCGTTCAGCTTCAGCCATTACACCTTGACGACTATCTTGACGATTCACAACAGGCCCTGTTGTTTGACCTGTTGTCTTGGGACCATTTAATCCACCCGATAGTGTTTGTGTCATGTAGTCTTTGTCAGCATACACTTCGTCAGGGCTGTTGGCCAATTCTTCAGCAACTTGCTCTGCTTGACAAGCACCTGCTTCGTGTATGCCGTGGCAACTTTCGCATGTTCTGCTGTAGCCTTCGCTAGAGAACAAACCTGCCATCTTCAGCATGTTGCCCAAGGAATCAGCATCAGCATCTGTGGCATTGACCGTGATACTCTTTTTGCCTGTATCGTCTGTGCTGACATTGACACTCATGCCTTCGGTGAGTATTCCGCCCAGCTTCTTGTCAAAACTTTCTGCAATAGCGCCTTCGTAGACACCTTGACCAAACTGCATTCCGCCTTTGCTTTTCTTAGGAGCATCGCCACCTGTAGCTACTGAACCCGACACTGTGGTTTCGTCGACTTTCTTTTCTTTGTCTTTCTTGTCGTCATACTCGATATCTTTGGTGACTTTCTTACCGGCCTTTTCTGCCTTGGCATCGTCTTTGCCCTTGTGCTTCATGTCGTACTCAAGATCTTTGGTGACTTTCTTGCCGGCCTTTTCTGCATGCTGGTCTTGAGTATCAGTAGACTCTTCTTCTACTTGACTTCTGCGCTTGAGTTCAGCCTTGAGTTCAGCTGTGGTCATGTCTGCTAAACCTTGGCGTGCGGCATGACGAGCAACATGCTTGATCTTGTTGCCGAATTGGTCTTTGTCATCGCCTTTTTTACGATATGGTCCGTCAAACGGTACATCTTTTTTGTTAGTAGATTCTTCTTCGACATCTTGTTCGGGCAATACAGGAGCTACATGTTTACCCAATCGACTGCGAATGTGATCTTTCTTGTCTTGAGTGGGAATAAGTTGTTGAACAGCACGTTTTCTATCGCCTGGTTTGAAATCTTGAGGAGGATTGATTTTGTATGGTCGTCCTTTTTGTAATCCAAAAGTTTCGATGTCGCTTTTTGGTAGTTTAGATCCAATTCCGGTGTCGGGTCCTTCTTCAACGCCTTCCTTGGCACGCAGTTTGTTTAACACTGCGCCGGCAACACGTTCACCAGCAGCCTTGCTGCCGTAACGTTCAGCAGCACCTTTGGCAATCTTGTTAAAGTTCTTGCCGGGCTTGCCAATGTCTTTACCTGCACGAGCTGATTTGGCTGAATATCCAGCTTCTTCAACTTCATCGTTGCCGTTCATTGCACCTGCAACTGCTCTTCCAGCTAGGCTCCCAATTGCTTGTCCTGTTGATCCTGCGCCAGCTGCTCCAGCCAATGCACGACCGGCAAGAGCCCCAACGATAGGAGCAATTTCAGGTAATTCTTCGCGATCCATTTCGCCTTCGGCACCTAGATAATCTCTGGCTGTGTCAATGTAATCCAAGGCCTTGGTGATCTTGCTTTGTACCCATTCCGGCAGATTATCGTCTGATGCCAAAATAGCATGCAATTCTCGAGCAGCGTCTGCAATTTGGTGCACTTGATTCAAGGCCATATCGCCTTCGCGATCGTATTCACCTCTATCTTGAATATCGATATCGTGTTCTTTCAAACCGCCTTTGCCTTTTAACAGTAAACTGTTAACACTGGGTCCTTTGGCTCCTAGGCGTCGTTTGGCGCCAACTGGGCGGCCTTTTTTCTTTGGTGTATCATCGTTGTCGGCTGCTTCAGGCTCTTCGTGATGCTTGCGGCTATACACTGTACCTGTTGAAATCTTTTTCTTATCAAACGCACTAGAAGCATCGTCTTTGCCAAAACGCAATTCGTACTCAGGTGTGCCTGGGAATAGATTTTTGCCGGCTTCGTCGACTTTCTTAACACGATTCTTGTCTTGGACAGCTTTCTTCATTGACTCTTTCTTGTTGCCATCTTGGTCCATGTCCAAGAAGTCTGGTTTTGCTGACTCTTTGACTTTGATTTCAGATTGACGTACTTTGTCAAGTTTGGCACGTGCATCTTGAGCTGCTGGACTACGTTTAGCTGCCGCTACTGCTTTTGAAGGATTGTCACGAGCATCACGTCCACGTTTGCCCTGGGCAATTGCGGCTTGGTCAAAGTCATCTTGACTAAGTGATTCGTCATACCTGTCGTATTTTTTTCTGACGGGATCAAGACTTTTACCTTCTTTACCAGCCTTGGCTAATGCCTGCATACCTTGTTTGCCATATTTTTCATAACCTTTGGCAGCGCGACTCATATTCTGTTCGCTTTCTTTAACTGCACCTTTTTTCTTATCAGCAACTGCCTTTTTCATTGGCTCTTTCTTGTCGCCATCTTTGTCAAGATCTAAAAAGTCAGGCTTAGAAGTCTTGGCTTCAGCAACATCGCCGCGGTTTCTTGCAGATGCTTCGTCCAGACCCAACTCGCTAGCCAACCGATTTACAACCCAGTCATACGGATCGCCAGTGCGTGCTTTAGCTACGCCATAAGGCATTTCGCCCGAATCCAGATAATGGTTAACCAGGGCCTCATAAAATCTACTGCCTAAATCGCCACTGCGTTTAAATTCTTCCACATCCTCAGGAAAATCCTGCAGAATTATATCTAATTCTTTGAAGCGACCTTCAGCAACAGGTTGCATCATATCCTGACTTTCTGTCAGATTTTTCTTTGAGCCAATGGCGTCAAGTCGAGCCATGATTTGATAGATATCCATTACTTTTTTCCTTGAGATTTAAATCCAGTGGCTGGACGTGGTGGACGTTTTATTGTTGACATAGGACTCTTGACGCCCTGTGGCAAATCGTTTGTTGTGACAGCTGGTGGAGTACGGCCGCCAGCTACAGTCCATGTGGCTTTTTCAGCTGAGTTTTTTACTATCTGCTGATTGCTGTCGGCGTATTCTTTCTTGAGCTTGTTCTGTTCTGCTGAGTTAGCTGGGTAATCTTTTTCCAGCAAGGAAGGAGAATTTTCTTCTTCAATGCCCAGTAACTCTTGATCCATTCCTTCTGACCAATGCAAGTCATTGATACAAATATCAGTAGCAGGTACTCCGCAAAGCTCTGCCATCTGTTGAATCTGCGGAGGCGTTGCTGGGTATCTAAAACTGCCATCAATCATGGTCACTCGTTGATTAGTTTGTCCGGGAAAGTCTACAGGCTTGGCCTGTACAGGTGTGGTCTTTGGATCTGAAATCTTTACAGGATCAAACTTTTTAAGTTTTTCCTTAAACATCTTTAAGAGGTCAGCCCCAACATCTCCGCAGATTTTGATACGATAATCAAAGGTTTTTTCGCTTTCTGTCAGGTATTGTGCAAATGTTTTCATGTCATAGTCCTATGGATATATTTAGCACAATTACTTTTTTGGTGTATCTGATTCATTGCGCTTTAGCAAACTGGCCAACAATTCGTTGCGATCCAGCACTGTACCTTGCCCAACCGGCAATGCATCGTCTTTGTTGGTGTCTTGATCTAACTTGGCTTTCTTTAACTGCAGATCGATCATGCGTAGTTTTTTGTTTACCTTGGCAGTTTTGGCTGTGATTGCATGCCCTAACATTTGGCTAGCTACTCCAAAAATTTCACTAGCATACCGGCTATCTACATTCATGCCTAGGTCCAGCAAGTTGTGAAATTCTTTCACTGCCATTCCGGCCAGCTCGTCCATTTCAGAATCAGATGATTCCAGTCCCTTTACTGCCGGAAGAGCTGCTTCGATTTTGTCGAGTGCAGCCAAGGTGTCAGGTAAATTTTCTAGACTGGTTTGTTCTTGGGTAGTTGGGTCAGTGAGCTCATCCGACACAGAGGAAGGGAGATCAAACAAGGATTCGAGTTTACGGGTCATACCGTATTTACCGACTATCTTCTGCCGTTGTGAAAGATGTTGTCTTCGTTGATTACTCTGAATGTTAGCCCGTTACGGCGAGCCCACTTCTGTGCAGAATCCCATTTGGCATAGTTCACTGCCACAATCATACGATCTTTTTCGGTCATCTTGCCTTCGATCACACTTTGTTTGCGTGGTTTAATTTCTATCAATTCTGCAATCTGCTGTCCTGACTTGTTCATGTAGGTGATTAGAAAATCAGGCACATACATGGTCATTTTTCCTGTGAGCGGATGTCGATAAGGAATAGAAATTGATTCGCTTGCCCATTGCAGTATATGATCGTTGTGGTCGCAAAAGTTCATAAACGCCAATTCCCAACTGGATCTATATCTTGGATCCCGTGTTCCTGCGTATTTTTGTTTGTTGACTGGCTGGTAGGTACCTTGAGCAAATTTACTCATGCTGCTATGTTTCGCGCGGTATAGAAGTTTGGCGTCACTGAGCTGTTGACGCCCAGCAATGTACTAGGGCTACGAAGACCATTGAGATAATAGGCCATGGTGGCTGTGAGCTGTATGGCGTCCTGGTCTACAACTTGATCCAGCAAGGTCAATACAGGTGTCTTGGTTTGTTCTGCAATGGTAAAAAATGTCAGTGTTAGATTTCTAGCTGCAGTTTGGTCAGTGAATATTGATTCAAAAAAACTACTGACTATGTCGTACTCGTTGGCATCTAGTTGTATCTGCGGCGCATCAAATGTGTCAAATACTCTAGCAGATAAATCGACATTGGGATTTATAGCATTTACAGTACTCATATAAAAATGTCCTTATGGTGCGATCGGTAGGTCAGATCCTGCACCGCCGCCCATTACGCCAGTTGTGGAATTAAATTGTCTGCGTAACGGTGGCGTTGGTATCAACGGTGCGCTAATTCCTGTTTGATTGGGCTGTGCTCTATTCTCGCCTGGAAGACCATTTCGTAAATTATTAACGCGACCTGCAGTAGCCCGTGGATTAGTATTGGTGGGCACAGGTGGGGCCATTCTCAAGTTGTAGTTGATGTCGGCTCGCTTGACGTTACCCAGTACCGATGCAGTTGCAGTTGCTTGAAGATCTGAAATACTACCCCTACTCATGGTATATTACCTCCTTGTCCGTTGACGAATGATGTCTGATCTCGCGTTGACAAAGGGCTGAGAATCTGATCATATGCATTGGGATCTGCAAATCCAACCACATTAGTATCTGGACGTTCTGCTCCGATCGTACCCGAGTAGTATTTTACTGTTTCGTACTGTATAGTCATGCTATTTTGCATGATGCCGCCATCTTCGCTGTAATTGTACGTGTCGTGATTCCAGGTGCTGATCAACGGATTGACCAGCACATACGACACCCACTTGTGCTGGTCGAAACCGTAAATTGTGATGTCTCTGAAAAAGGCTGGTTTGCCGTTTTCGGCATTGGTTCCGTCGTTGAAACTTTCGCCAATGTAACCCCAGTCGTTTACTGTTCGGTCATTGACATAGATATCACGATTGTTGTAACTGAAACCCGCGGCCTGCGATGAGTCAACTCCAGCAGCTCCGTTAGTAGATGAAACATTATTGTAAGGTTGGTTTGGGTCTTTGTAATAGTATGAAAAATAATTATACCAAAGTGTACGTATCAGATCGCCGCCGTCGTCGTGCATTTCTACTTGCACAGGATTGTATTCTATCTTTTTCTGTATTACTCGTTTGCGATTGTATTGATTCAGTACTTCTGTCGCGATGGTAAATTGCGGTAACTGAATAGTTTTGACCAATAGGCCAATTGTAGCTTGATCCTCACTGAATACATTACGTAAGGCTGGAATACCAGTTTGTGGATCTGTGTTGAGATTAAAGTAAACATGAAATAGAAACTTGACCCGCGGTACATACTCAAGACTATTGGCACGGAAAAACTTAGGAGCATGTGCATAGTCCCTAAGAGTTTCTGTACCGTAAGTATTGGTGATATACTGCTGGCCGAATGATGACACAGGTTAGCCTTATTCGTCGCCGGGTATTCCAGCACCAGTCGATGTTACCGTGCCGTTAGTACCACGAGTAATAAATATACCCACCCCAGTACCAAGCGGAGTCTGTAATGCATTGTCAAATCTAATGGTCAGTGCAATAGTAACTGGCTCGCTGGTGGCATAGTTTAAGTCGCCGTAGTTAGCTGCTTGCAAGAAGCACCCATACAATTCCCAAGTTTCTAACACAGTGGGAACCAAGTTTCCATTGCCGCCGTCGAGAATTTCGCAACGTGTCAGGAACTTGTAGTCACCGCCAGAGCGTGCTGAGGCCTGTTCATAAAAGTCCATTTGCTTTTGCAATTGTTCGCCAACTAGGCGCTGAACTTGTCCGCTGGCATCATCACGCAGGTTGAGAGTAGTGTCTTCCCACGAGCTCTTGCCTGCCAATTTCAATTTGGAATTGTACAGATCGATTGTGATGTCTTCAAACGAAACCGACGGTCTTGTGAAGTCCATAACTTGTTTGGTTAATTCTGTTCTGGGTGTACTTACGCCAAAGTTTTCAAGTGTCACTCGAAAGCGATACTTGAGCTTGGGCATGAGCAGGCCTTGGGTTGGGCTGGATTGATCGCTTGCCAACGGCACCGTCATTCTTGAGAGTGATGAAACGGACATGAGTATATCTCCTATATGCAATTATTTATGATCTTGATGATCAAAAAAAATGGGGCATAAAGCCCCATTTTTGTGTTGCTACTACATTAAACAGAAGCAGAACTTGATACATTCCCTGCAGCAATTTCGCCAGTGTTCTTGAGACGAACCGGAATGTAGATAAATTCAACCGCCTTAACAGGCTCAATCGCAATATCAACATACAGCTCATTGCGATCAATACGTGCAGGTGTGTTGTTGCTCAAGTCGCAAACAACCAGGTAGTCATAGATACCGCGTTTGGCCACCAAGTCTGTCATCAAGCCGGTAATAGCATTGGTGAGTTCGTTGCGTGTGATCTGATCGTTTGGCTCGAACACAAAGCTCTTGCCAATTTGGTTCAAACGTGCGCGAATAAATGCTACCAAACGTGCCACGTTGATGCGATCCAGCGCACTTGGGCTGGCAGCCACAGTCTTGTTACCGTAGTTGGTAATACCTGTGCCAGGAATGAATGTGATTGGATTGATACGATTTTCGTACAACACATCACGTACACCCTGGCCTGTGGCGATAGATACAAATTCACCTGTTTGTGCGTTGACATAACCAATCTGCGCAGCATTGTCAATTAGACCACGACGTGTACCTGCTGGAGCTAACCACGGATACGCAATTTCGTCGCTGCGAACAATTGTACGCAACATCATGTGACTTGGAGGCTGAACTACTACGCTTCCAGACAAGTCAGTTGTCTGACAGCTGGGATAGAACACACCAACATATGGGTCACCTAGAGGTATGCTGTCGCCAGCAAATACACCAAGACCGCCGTTGTTGTTGGCCCATGCCACTAAGGAATTTCCATCAGGTCCAAGGCGCAATGGAGTGTCACCTACAATAAATGCAGTGTTACTGCGCTCGTTGTTGAGTGCGATCATGTTGGGGATCAGTTCTGGATACTGCGGGCAAGCAATCAAGTTGAACACATTTTGCTCTTCGCGCAAGGTTTCCTGGCTGTCAATAGCAGATTTAAGTGCAGCTACTATAATTGCACGAACTGCCAAACGACCCATGTTAGGCGAACCGTCTGCACGGTTACCGCTGGCAGTTACCCATGCATTGGTTTCCAACGGCGACCAGTAAGTGACATTGGATGGAAGATTGCCTTGTCCACCCAATATCGCTACGTATATAGAACCGTTGTAAAGTACCTTGTTGCCCACAACATACTCAACTGTGTTATTGTACGGATCAACATCAAAGCTCAAAGCGTTGAAGTAATTTGTGCGGAATTCTTTGACATTAAATCCGCTGCGACGTGTGTTAAACAACAGTGTGCCTGCTGCATAAATTGTTGCAGAAGGAGCATCAATGTCAAGATAATTACTGGTCAGCAAACTAGTAATTGATGGTATTGCAGCAACAATTGGATCTGTAGTACCATTGGGTGCCCAGCGTGCATCTTCAAACAAGATACCATTGGAAGTTGTTTGATCAGTGTTGTCTACCACAACCCACTGATCCACACCTTCCACAATTTGCCAACGGTTGATAACCGGATAAATCTCAAGATTGCTGGTGTTAATCCACAAGTCACCGTATACCAACGGTGTCCCGTCTGTCTGCAACAAGGGTTCTGTTGCACTGATAATAGGACCTGTTGGATTGGTCAGTGTTAAATTAAAGCCACGTGCATCGTTTGATACATTCTGGTAACCTACCCAGGCTGAACCTGTGTTGATCATGATGTCAACTTGGTTTGTAGCAGAGTAATACCAGTAACGACCGTTGTCAGGATCTTGATCAGGTGCAGTGGCACTGGCTGTATATTCTAACGGCACCCAGTTTGACAACAACAGTGTTCCTGTTGTTGTACCATCGCGCACTCCTGTTACAGCAGTGGTGAAACCAGCTGTAGTTATAGGTGTTCCTGTTGTATTCACAACAGAAATTACGCCACCTATACTTTGTGTAAACACAATCTGACCAGTTGACGATACCGATGCACTAACGTTGGGAACGCCAGCAGCCGAAACTGCAGCAACAAAATCAGCTGCTGTTGTTCCGTTTATAGTGACAGTAACAAATGGTGTATATACTGTACTGTTTGCTTGACTGGTCCGAATGGTAAATTGGTTACCGTTGATAAACACTGGATCAACTGTGTTACCAGTGATAATTGTGGGACCAGTAGTCAGTCGTTCAAAAATCTTCAACGTAAATGTGTCGTTGTAGCCGGATGGTACTACTTCTGGACTCACATCATATTGAGTGTACAATGTACCAGCTGAGATGTTCTTGCCACCTCCTGCAGGATCTAGCGCAGCATTTGCGTCACGATCAGTTTGGTATATTGGAGCTGCTTTAGTAGTAAAAGTACCAAACACTGTGCTGTATTCTTTGACAACAATTTTAGCTCCCAAGTTAGGGTCAGTGGTTTTATTCCACACAGAACCAGTTGGACGCGGCGATGTATCAGTTGTTCTCCAACGTGGCACAGTATAGTTAGGACTTTGTTGTAGAGCTGGTGCATAGTAAGTGCCAGCTGTGATTCCCAAAGCAGTCAGCAGGCCAGCTGTGCTTGCTAGTTCAATGTTGACAGCACCGCCGTCGGCAGTTGAACCGTCGGCTTCGGCCGAACTATCAGCAAGAAGAATCAGGCGATTACTGGAATCAGCTTCGGCTGTGACACCGTCAATGCTAAGGTTGTTAATGGCAGTAACTAGTCCAGCCAAAGTGGCTGCGCCAGGCACAGTTGCAGTTTGCCCATTAATAATTAATACAGCACCAACAGGCAATACTGCGCCAGTGACACTTTCTGTACCTTGCACTGTGGGCCACGACAGTTTCCAGTCGTCGGATCCAACCAGTACCCAGTCGTTGGCTGTGTTTTTGTAGTATACAGGGTTAGCAGTGTTGGTTGCAACAACTGCATATTGCCCGATTGATCCGAAGCTGGCAGCAGGAATTCCGGACTCTAGTTGTGTGGTATCAGTAATAACCAACGGAGTTGCTACAGTAAATTCACCTGTTGTTTGATTCCACTGATTGATACCCCACAGCGTAAGTGTTGTGTCTAGCCATGTGGTTCCATTGTCAGGTGCACCTGTGGGACGTACCAAAGTGGCTGTTAATTCTGCCAAGTCTACGTTTGCACGTTGGATATATGCACGATTGCTGATACCCAATACACTGTGTGCAGCAAGCAGTCCGTATTCATTGAGTTCATATCCATTGATTGGTGTACCGTTGGTTGTCTTGTAAAAGAAAGGGTTACCAAATGTTGCAGCAAGATCGCGTTGACTAGTAATTAAATACACTTTGTCAGCGTTTGCTTCAGTGGTGCCAGGAGCAACAGTGACACCTGTACCAGAAATTTTGTCTTGTGCTGTTGCCAGCAAAATATAAGGTACCGAATTGGTACCTGCTGGTAGATAGCTGGACTCATCAATGATGGTTACTTCTACGCCGGGGGATACTAGTGCCATAATGTTATCCTTTTAAATGGGTTAATGATATTTATTGCATCGACCAAAAATCAGGTGATTATGTATACCTTGATTAAGGTCTAATCAATAAATAGTCGTATGAGACCGCTATGCAAGGTTTGCAACAAAAATCCCGCTGCTATAAATGGCTATCACCGTGAAAAACTGTACTATCGCAGTCGTTGTAACGTGTGTATTAGGCAAGACAAAAAGATCAAACCAGCCAGACCCAGATGGCTGACAGCCGGTTACAAGAAAAAACCCACATGTGATAGATGTGGGTTTCGGGCTAGACACCATACTCAGTTGACTGTGTATCATGTAGACGGGGATCTAAATAACTGCGAAACACGAAACTTAAAAACAGTGTGCTTGAACTGTATTGCTGAAATTGTCAGATTGGAACTACCCTGGCGTGCAGGTGATATTACTCCTGATTTTTGACAATGCGATCTACTTGAGCATACAAGTCATCCATTGAATGATTATTGTCAAGCACATGGTCAAAATCAGTTCCTACCCAGGCAGTTTCGCTGGCATGCACCTTGAATGTGTCTAGTACAGATCGATTACTGGCCCAGGACAAATTCAGTGTAGGACCACGATTTACCACTTCGGCAGCATGAAACCATTCGGGATCTGGTCCACGACAAGTGCGCACAATACGCCCACCAGCGTTGCGAATACTGGCAATTTCATTGGGGAAACGGCAATCACTTAAGACCACGTTGTCGCTGCTGTTGCGTATTTTGTTTTCAATGCTAGCAATCCAAATATCGTCGTGAAATCCGCGGCGCATGACTTCTGTGCCCCAGTATTGCAGCACCCAGCGTGGTGTAATGTCTTGTCCTAAACGGCGGCTCCACCATTCATCGCGTTGCTCGCGCCACTCTCTGGAGGCTCTGGTACGTCCTTCCAACAAGGTACGATCCCAGTCAAACACAGCAGCCACAGCATCTTTTAAAGTGCCTGCAAAGCTTTCACGCCTAAACCCGTGTACGTTTACCAAGTAGTCAGCTACAGTGTCTTTGCCGGACCCAATCAGGCCGCAAATTCCAATAATCATGATAATTCCTTAACGTTCAAATGTCTAAGTGTTGCTTGCACTAGATCAATCTGCTTGCGACAATCTTCTAATGCATGGTGTGTTGTGGGTGGTTTGGGGCGGTTGGGCCATACACTACAAAGTGTTCGGCTGTCCCTAACTTTGAAATATTGCCAAGGTATAGGTTTATTGTAGCTCTTGTAGGCATGTTCTAGAATAGTGCAGTCAAATGTAGGGCCTTGACACCATAAAAAATTGCTAGTCCAAATAAGCTTACCTAACTCATCTAAGGCTTGGTCAAGAGGTACTCGATTATCTTCAGCAAATGCTTCGTCACGGGCTACTGCAGGTTGAGTAGCCCACCAGTTTAATGTGCTTTCGTCAATGGTACGATTTTCTTGGCTGTCTAAATCAATTCTAGCATAGTAATGTTGTTTGTAGTACCCGGAACCCAATGGATCAAAAGATTGGGCAGCAATGGTTAGAATAGTAGCAGCAGGTGCTACTCCAATGGTTTCGATATCGATCATAAGGGAGCTCATACCATTATTATAAGACAATACTATGCAATTGTCAATGAAATCAGAATAAATAATAGCACGGATCGCGATGCTACCAACATCCACCCGTTCTAACGCTTTTGAGGAGCATCAGCCTGTCTACTTATCCGCCCGGTTTCTATGTTTACGTATATCTACGCAAAGGTAATCTAACACCGTATTATATCGGTAAAGGACAACGATACAGGGCGTGGGAAAAAGAACATAATGTTATTGTCCCAACAGATTATCATCGTATCGTTATTGTAGAATCAAACTTAACTAACATCGGTGCATTAGCAATCGAACGTAGGCTAATAAGATGGTACGGTCGAAAAGATTTAGGCACAGGAATACTTAGAAATTTAACAGATGGTGGCGATGGGGCAGCAGGAGTCAAACAAAGCCCTAAAACTATTGCAAAAAGAATTGCATCAAATGCAGGATTTAAACACACAAACTCTACTAAAAAAACTCTAATGCAAATTAATTTAGGCAAAACATACTCGCCACAAGTTAATGCAAAAAAAGGTACCACTAAAAATCAAAAATGGATCCATAATAGTACAGATTCAATGCGAGTCAATTTAACAGAAGTTAATAATTTCTTAAACAACGGATGGCAAATTGGCAGAGGTGCCACTAGTAATCAAGAAGGAAGAATCCAAACAGCCGCAACTCGAGCAATCATTGGCGCTAAAAAGCGAGCACGTGATGCTGCTCGCAAAAACAATTAGCCGATTACCAAGGTCAATGGTTGCGAACCGTCTACATACAACTTGAGGTCTTCTATGCATTTGTCCATCATAGCTTGACCTTCCGACTTCATAGCAGCACCGTTTAAGGTTCCGCCGCCTTGTGGACCAGCAATAGTACCAAATTTTTCTCTAGCTTCACCAATGATGTACTTACAAGCACCCACCATGTAGTCACGAATCCATTGACTGATCTGAAAGTCGCTCAGTAATACAATTTCTGGACGCAGATTATAAGTCCACAGCAGGACAACTTCTCCAGTGCCTTTAGGGTCACGAATCAGCTGTAGTTTTTTGGTAACAGGATTGAATGTGTAGTTGATGTATCCGCCGAACATTCTGGCAGCAAGCTCCACATATTGTTGATAAAAGTCGTAAGTAGCCAGGCTGCCGCCCGACTGGTTAAAGTTCAGCAGATACACGTTTAATGTTGCTGCGCCAAATGGATCAAAGCTGCTGGCACTGCCACCGGTGCTCAATCCAATTGTGCGTCGAAAAATTTGCCGTACTTGTGTGACTTCTTGTGGCAAAGTGTATTCGTTTACATTGTCCAACAACTGCATAAAACTATAGCTTTCTTCGTAGGCATTTTGACTACGCTGACGGTAAGTACCAATTGTGCGCTGATACGCTGCTTCGTAGTGTGCAGGATCTAATTCAACGTCTACAATTTGACTGCCTAACTGTAGTTGTACATAATCAATCAGTTGTTTTTTTAGTGGATCTAGGGTTTGGTCTGCCATTTGGGGCTCCTTACCCTAGTATTTAGTAAACCTTTAGTATCAGCAAATGCTCATTGCTGCGGCCATTCCATTTAACTTCGGTGGCTTTGATTTCTTTGAAAGCTTTACGTGCAGCTGGTTTTCCCACACTGGTAATACTTTTGAGTTGCTCTGCCGGTTTACGCAGAGTTTTTTGTACTGTTGTTGCAGGATCAAAACCAATAACACTGGATCCCTTGACAGTGAGACTGCCCACATGAGTGTCTGCTACCACATAAATCAATTTGCGTTTAGCAGTATCATATAGCCAAGCCTCGCTGGCTCCAACCAGCTTGGTAGCTGGTTCGCCCTGCAGTTTTGGATCAGTTAAGGCTCTTAGATGTTTGAATTTGGACACAATCTTTTCAACCGGTACTGCTTTTTTGGCACGTGGCTTGCGTTCAACTTTCTTGATCTGAATGTACGCACCGCAGTCGTTGATTACTGTTTCAGCAAATTTAATGAGATTACGAATTTGCAGCTTGCCAAATTGGCTATAGCCTTCAACTAGGTCAGCGTCTTTGCCTTTGGCAACTTCTTCCAATTCATCCAGTCGTGTTTTCCACTGAGTGGCAATTTCGTTGATCATTTGCGGTGCTACATTCATGCTGCGGAACAGGCTCACAGGCTTGTAATTGGCTGACATCTTGGCACCAGACTGAATCATCTCGTCGTACATGCCCTCTAGTTCGCCGGCTGCTTCTACCAGTTTTTCACGCAAACGATCTTGAATATTGGGTCGTATCACTGCTGCCTCTGCAGTTTCAACCACTGCTTTGACACGACGATGTGCTTCGATATAATCGGCTATGGCAGCATTGATTGTGGCCAATTCAGATTCAGACAACTGCAATCCCAACAGGTTGGCACGGCATAGCCAACCGATTCCCATTCGTGTCACAGCATTTTCGGGCACCCGAGCAAAGTCCTTGGCTTCTGTAGCACGACCGGTACGGCTCAACCAATCAATGATGCAATCTCTAGCTTCTTTTTTGCCGTAGTAATAGTTATACCAGTTGAACATGGTTGTCAAACGGCTTTTTCTGTAGTCGTCCTCGGGCTGCTGTTTCCAATCAGGTTCTGGACCTGTACCAACATCTAAGCTGCGCGGGGTCATTGACTTAATGGGTTTTTGGGCTACGGATTTCATTGTGTTCCTATTGGGAATTTCCAAGTATATAGCATTATAGCACCTGTTCCGATAGCGGTCAACCGTTGCAAGATACAACTAAATACTGCAAGGAGAACCAAAATTCCACGTCTCAGCATGTACCGGCCCAATAAAACGGCCGATTATCGATATTTTGATCGCACCATAAGTGAAATGTTCACTGTGGGCGGGCTTGACATTTTTGTTCACAAGTACATGGGGCCAAAACCCACTGCTGACAATTCTACAACCACCGGAGTAAATGGTGATGCCACTCAGCCCAACTACGCTGAGAGCAGTCCCTTGTTCATCGAAGACTTGTTGTTGGGCGAAATACGGGACCGAAAATACGATGCTGACATTTATCGCATGCGCGGAGTTTATCGTCAACAGGATATTGATTTTGACTTGACACAGTTTGGACTGTTTTTAAACAACGATACCTTGTTTATTACATTTCACTACAATGACATGATTGATACGTTTCAACGCAAGTTAATGAGTGGCGATGTTTTGGAATTTCCCAATCTCAAAGACTGGAATCCACTGAATCCAGCTACGCCACCCTTGCCAAGATTTTATGTAATACAAGATGCCAGCTTTGCCAGCGAAGGATTTAGCCAAACCTGGTTGCCGCACTTGTGGCGTGTCAAAGCCACTCCTATGACCAATAGTCAAGAGTACCAAGACATTGTCAATGCCTGTTTGGACAACAATGCCATTTGGGATTCAGGCAATTACTATCCTGTGGGGTCAGTTGTGTTGGCAGGAGATCAGCACTATCGTGCTCTACAAGGTGTTCCTGTTGGAACAGACATCACCGACACCAACTTCTGGATCAGCAAAGAGTGCGATACAGTCGAAACTGAAGCCAGTACCAGACCCAAAGATCTGGAAATTAACGATGCTATCTTGAATCAAGCCGAAGCCGAGCTTCCATTATCGGGTTACGACACAACGAGCTTTTACATATTCTCAACCAATCCTACTGGCACACCAGGCAATCCGCAAGGACCAACTATTGACAGCACCTATATTAATGCTAGTCAGACTGGAGTCAATGCCGACGAAGCATCGGTATCTCCACGGTCCGACGGATGGACCATGGGCTACCTAACTGGCGACGGTATTGCACCCAATGGGTTGCCTGTTACTCCGGGCGTGTCATTTCCGATCAATCCGCAAGACGGACAGTATGCGTTGCGACTAGACTACTTTCCAAATCGATTGTTTCGATACAATGGGCGTACTTGGGTCAAGATTGAAGAGAATGTTAGAACTAATCTAACTAACGGTCCACAGAACAATACTTTACGCAGTACGTTTGTTAACAATACATATACTACATCCACTACGGATCAGGGTAATATACCAAGTCGTCAGAGTCTGAGTGAGATTTTGAAACCTCAAGCTGACAACGGTAATCAAGGCGGCAACAAACCGGCTAACCCTTATCCCGGTACACAACCTGGACAAAGATCGAGTTAAAATATGCAACAATTTTTTTATGATGCTCAAATACGTCGTTTTCTCTTGCAGTTTACTAGAATGTTTAGTAACTTTCAAGTTGAATACGGACGTACCAATTCTAACGAAGCTGCGCTGATACGGGTGCCAGTTCGCTATGGTGACTGGACACGACTGGCTCAAACAGTGTTGCAAGAAAACTCATCAAGTGCATTGCCTTCGACTCCTTTGATGACTTTTTACATTACCGGTATGAACTATGCACGTGAGCGACTACAGGATCCTTATTTTGTCAGCAACCAGCAGGTGCGTCAACGATTTTATGATACTCAATCCGAAAGTTATGAAACCACACAAGGTAATGCATTCACAATCGAACGCTTGATGCCAGTGCCTTACAAAATGTCCTTGAGCTTGGACATTTGGACATCAAACACCAATCAAAAATTGCAGATATTTGAGCAAATTTCTACGTTGTTCAATCCCAGTCTGGAAATTCAAAGCACCGACAACTATTTGGATTGGACCAGCCTAAGCGTTGTGGATTTAGATGATACTATATGGTCTAGTCGTACAATACCGCAAGGAACAGAAAATCCCATAGATATCATGACTATGAAATTTTCAATTCCAATTTGGATATCTAGTCCAGCCAAGGTCAAAAAGTTGGGTGTGATTGAAAAAATCATTGCCTCTGCATTCGATGATCAAGGAGATGCGGTAGAAGCCATTCAGAACAGTGATCTGTTATTAGGCACAAGGCAAAAATTTACTCCATACATGTACCAAGTTTTGTTAATTGGTAATAAATTACAAATTTTAAAACTCAGTGCTGTAGTTGACGAACCCAACTCATCTCCTGTGTTGCCAGATTCGCCACCCAGCAACGAGTACTGGCCCACAGTGATGAACCTGTATGGAAATTTTAGACCCGGTATTACACAGATACGACTGACCAATCCCTGGGACGAAACCGCCGACATTATTGGAACAGTAAGTTATGATCCAACTGATCAGAGATTCCTGTTGTTTGATGTCGACACTGACACTGTTCCACAGAATACATTGCCGGCAATAGATGCTGTGATTGATCCACTACTAAGTGGTCCTGGAGCCGGACTACCTGTTTCTGCAATTGGGCAACGATATCTTATTCTAAACAGTATCGGTAATGCTGATAATACAACACCATCTGTAGCGTGGGGTGCTGTAGTGGCTCAAGCCAATGACATTATTGAATACGACGGGCAAGATTGGTTAGTTGCATTTGACAGCACCACAGGAACTAATATACAATACACTACAAACATTACCACAGGATTACAATATCTTTGGACTGGTAGTGAATGGGTTAAAAGTTACGAAGGTCTTTATCCGGGTGGCGAATGGAGCATAGTTCTGTAAATGCAGTTGGGGTTTGGTTTTATAGTTTTGATACACAACGATATCTATATCTCATGCGTAACGATCCTAAAAACCCAAACACATGGGGATTGCCCGGTGGCAAGGTCGAATCTGCAGAAACCCTCATGGACACCATTACAAGAGAATGCACTGAAGAGTTGGGATTCATGCCCGATTACTTGAGATTGGTCCCGCTAGAAAAATTTACCAGCACTGATAATGTATTTGTTTATCATACATTTTTTTGCTGTGTGGCCAGTGAATTCCGACCCAAACTCAACGAAGAACATCTAGGGTATGCTTGGATGGACAGTTCAGTATTGCCAAAACCCATGCATCCTGGGCTGTGGAATACTGTAAATTTTGATGTTGTCAAACAGAAAATTGCCACATTGAAAGATGTAGTTCACCCAGCACAATAAAATAAACGGGCAAATTGCCCGTTTATTTTTACTATTACAATCTTCCTACTACTACTGTTATAATTCCCACATCTTCAGAATTGTAATCCTCGAGAGCTTTACCCACAATTGATCCTGGCTGATATCGAGCAGTATCCATCACTGTGGCCACACCCGGAATATCACTTGCTACCAATCGATCACCTTTACTAATTGTACCAACCACACTGCACGGCACTCGACCTGTCAATGCTACACTGGTTACAAAAGTTCCTTCCAAACCAGAGTTCATCAGGTAAGCAGGATCAGTTGATACCACTCCAGCTATACGTACACTGTGACTGGTAGCTGTGCGTGTAACTTCTTGATCACCACCAAACTCCAACAAGGTACCTGGAGAATATTCTGCATCTGCCAAGTATCGTTCTGCCAAGTCGGCGTATAGTGCTGTAGTAGCAGTACCAGCAAAATTGGTTGTTGTCATGGTCTTGGTAAAGGGATTGTAGGTCAGACCAGCATTGTCGGCACGAGCAAGTACACTTTCCCCAGTAGCAGATACGAACACAGGATAATAACTTGCGTTGGTTTCGGTATCTACAGCATTTATATTAGTGTCGCTGCCTGGATCACCCGACGGTCCTTGTGGTCCTTGTGGTCCAATGGGTCCTTGTGGTCCCTGTGGTCCTTGTGGTCCTGCAGCACCAGTTGCACCTGCACCTGCTGGTCCTTGTGGTCCTTGTGGTCCAATGGGTCCTTGTGGTCCTTGTGGTCCAATGCCGCCTGGTCCTTGTGGGCCTTGTGGTCCTGTTGGTCCTTGTGGTCCAATGGGTCCTTGTGGTCCTTGTGGACCAGGTACTGCACTACCTGCACCGGTTGCTCCTTGTGGTCCTGTAGCACCACTAGCTCCAGTGGCACCTGAGCCTGCTGGTCCTTGTGGTCCTTGTGGTCCACGTGGTCCTGTGGGTCCTTGTGGTCCAGGTACTGCACTACCTGCACCAGTTGCTCCTTGTGGTCCTGTAGCACCACTAGCTCCAGTGGCACCTGCACCTGCTGGTCCTTGTGGTCCTTGTGGTCCAGTTGCACCGGTTGAGCCTACTGGTCCTCCAGATGGCCCAGTTGATCCTGTAGGCCCTTGTGGTCCACGCGGTCCTTGTGGTCCTTGTGGTCCAGTTGCACCGGTTGAGCCTACTGGTCCTCCAGATGGCCCAGTTGATCCTGTTAGTCCGGTTGCACCCGTTGCACCGGATCCTGTTGCTCCAATGGGTCCTTGTGGTCCTTGTGGTCCACGCGGTCCTTGTGGTCCTTGTGGTCCGATGGGTCCTTGTGGTCCTTGTGGTCCAGTTGCACCGGTTGAGCCTACTGGTCCTCCAGATGGCCCAGTTGATCCTGTTAGTCCAGTTGCACCCGTTGATCCCAGTGGTCCTTGTGGTCCTTGTGGTCCTGTGGGTCCTTGTGGTCCAGTGGGTCCTTGTGGTCCTTGTGGTCCTGTGGGTCCTTGTGGTCCGGTTGCTCCGGTTGAGCCTACTGGTCCTCCAGATGGCCCAGTTGATCCTGTTAGTCCAGTTGCACCCGTTGATCCTAATCCTGTTGCTCCATTGGGGCCTTGTGGTCCTTGTGGTCCGGTTGCTCCAGTGGCTCCTGCACCTGTTGGTCCAATGGGTCCTTGTGGGCCTTGTGGTCCGGTTGCTCCAGTAGCACCTGCACCTGTTGGTCCAATGGGTCCTTGCGGTCCTTGCGGTCCCTGTGGTCCTGTTGCTCCAGTGGCTCCTGCACCTGTTGGTCCTTGTGGTCCTTGTGGTCCAATGGGTCCTTGTGGTCCTTGTGGTCCTTGTGGTCCTGGTACTGTACTACCTGCACCTTGTGGTCCTTGTGGTCCTTGCGGTCCCTGTGGTCCTGTTGCTCCAGTGGCTCCTGCACCTGTTGGTCCTTGTGGTCCTTGTGGTCCAATGGGTCCAATGGGTCCTTGTGGTCCTTGTGGTCCACGTGGTCCAGTGGATCCTGTTAAACCAGTTGCTCCGGTAGCTCCTGCACCTGTTGGGCCAATGGGTCCTTGTGGTCCTTGTGGTCCTTGTGGTCCTGTTGCTCCAGTGGCTCCTGCACCTGTAGAACCTTGTGGTCCTTGTGGTCCTTGTGGTCCTGTTGCTCCAGTGGCTCCTGCACCTGTTGGTCCAATGGGTCCTTGTGGTCCTTGTGGTCCTGTTGCTCCGGTGGCACCTTCACCTTGTGGTCCACGTGGTCCTTGTGGTCCTTGTGGTCCTGTTGCTCCAGTGGCACCTGCACCTGTTAGTCCAATGGGTCCTTGTGGTCCTTGTGGTCCTTGTGGTCCAGTTGCTCCGGTAGCACCTTCACCTTGTGGTCCGCGTGGTCCTTGTGGTCCTGTTGCTCCAGTAGCTCCTGAGCCTGTAGAACCTTGTGGTCCTTGTGGTCCTTGTGGTCCTTGTGGTCCTGTGGGTCCTTGCGGTCCTGTGGGTCCTTGTGGTCCAGTTAACCCAATGGGTCCTTGTGGTCCACGTGGTCCTTGTGGTCCTGTGGGTCCTTGTGGTCCTTCTGATCCTTGTGGTCCTTGTGGTCCGGTTGCTCCGGTAGCACCTGCACCTGTTAGTCCAATGGGTCCTTGTGGTCCTTGTGGTCCAATGGGTCCTTGTGGTCCTTGTGGTCCTTGTGGTCCTTGTGGTCCACGTGGTCCTTGTGGTCCAATGGGTCCGATGGGTCCTGTGGGTCCTTGCGGTCCAATGGGTCCTTGTGGTCCTTGTGGTCCTTGTGGTCCCGGTACTGTACTACCTGCACCTGCTGGTCCTTGTGGTCCTTGTGGTCCTGTAGCACCAGTGGCACCTGCTCCAGTTGCACCTGTAGATCCATCAAAACCAGTAGCTCCAGTGGCTCCATCTGGTCCGGTAGATCCGAAGAATCCCTGAGGACCGCGTGGTCCTTGTGGGCCCGTTGATCCTTCTAGTCCAGTAGTACCAGTTAGGCCAGTTGCACCTGTAAGACCGTTAACACCAGTAGCTCCTTGCGGACCTGTGATTTGACCCACATTTTCCCAAAGAGCTCCGTCGTATACCCATAAATTACCAGTGGCTGTATCAATAACACCATTCCCGGCTATTGCACCAGGAAAAGCAGCATTTAGTGTGGTCTGAGGATTACCAGGTGGTACTACATTAACATCAGGTACTGATCCGATAATGGTCACAGAAGTTCCAGCAGGTCCTTGTGGTCCTGTGGGTCCTGTGGGTCCTTGTGGTCCTGTGGGTCCAGTGGGTCCTTGTGGTCCTTCTGATCCTGTAGCTCCAGTAGTTCCAACAAATCCATTTACTCCTTGTGGCCCGCGTGGTCCTTGTGGTCCTGTGGCACCTGTGGCACCTGCTCCAGTTGCACCTGTAGCTCCATCAAAACCAGTAGCTCCTGAGCCTGCTGGGCCTTGTGGGCCTTGTGGACCGGTGGCGCCAGTGGCGCCTGCTCCAGTTGCTCCATCTAACCCAGTAGCTCCAGTGGCACCTGCTCCGGTAGCTCCATCTAACCCAGTAGCTCCAGTTTGGCCAATATCACCAGTTGCCCCGGTAATTCCGGTGGCTCCGTCGAGTCCATTTGAACCAGCTATTCCAGTTGCACCTTGAAGTCCGGTGGCGCCGGTGGCACCACCCGTTCCGGTTGCACCAGTAGAACCATTTAGTCCGGTAGCACCACTGAATCCAGTTGCCCCCTCAAATCCTGTTGCTCCAGTTGCCCCCTCGAATCCTGTTGCCCCACTAAATCCTGTTGCCCCTTCAAACCCTGTTGCTCCAGTGAGTCCAGTTGCACCTGTTGATCCTGTGGGACCTTGTGGTCCACGCGGTCCTTGTGGGCCCTGTGGTCCAGTTGCACCTGCGCCTGGATCTACCCAGTAACGAGAACCATCAGCACCCGATGCTAAAATTTGCCCGCTGGCTCCAGGAACACCTAAGTTGGGTTCTGCATCCTGCGGTGCCAGCCAGTCTGTGCGATCTGGTTCAGCATCAGCGGGTGGAGTTGTTTGGACTCGGTTTGATAACAGTTTAGCCATTATGGCACCACCGGTGTAAAGACACCTATGTTCTGGCTGGCAGGTGATTCATCTGCTGCAACCCATACATCAATCACATCAACAGCACTGGCACGAACTCGCAATCTGTCGCCATCAGCAGGTTCCTCAGTGGCAGTTTTGAGCAAGCTACGACCCTGCAAGGGAATATATGCAGTGTCTCTTGCAGGAATAACAGCTCGTCCAACAGCAACAGTCGTGCCATCCTGTGTAAGAAGAATTACTTCTACCCATTGTTCTGCATCACTTTTGTTAACTGCCGACAGCGGAGTAAGGAAAAATATTTCTCCTGGTATTATTGCTCTGCTGGGAAAGTCAGGATCTCTTTCGGAATAAACTTCAGAAGGATCTGGCACCGAATAATCCGGAGCATTTGCAAGAGGAATAGTTGCATAGGAAGTTGTTACATTTGGATAAATGAGATTCAACGGTTTTCCAGTAGACGGTGTACGACAATATATTCTAGGCATTATTAAAAGCTCCTTGCAATAGCTGCTTTAGTGGCAATACGGTTAACTGCTTGTTCAAACGGTGGTC